GATTAATAGTTCGTTTCTAGGTTCTAGCATAGGCATAGTGCTTAGCCCGCTGCGTGAATCAACTTCTCCATTCACAACCAAAGTATTAGCCACGTGAGAGTTGATATAGTCACCCAAGATCGTGAACGGTACATCTGCTGGAGGCTTAACGTCTTCACGCATTTCGCCGAGCATTTTAACCAGCCACTTGTACACAAGTTTCATATCGTAGTCGTGCAGCCCTAGGCTCTTGGCGATCAGCCCACCGGCGATGTTACAAGCACAAACTGCAGACCAAAAGCGCTCACGTGCGGTGAACTGAACTTCCTTGTCAATCCTTGCTTGGACTTCCCGAATCAAAGACTTGGCTTCTTCAAGATTATTCACAAGCCACTGGCAGTAAATCTCCCCGGCATGGCCATAGTTTTCTCTAAGCTGATGGTCAAACATCTCTTTGGCGACGGCTATATCGAGGATGTTGTTAGGCTCAATCTTGTACTCAATCAAACGCATGGACTCACCGTCGGGTGAATTCTTTAACGCCCCAAGTTTCTGATAGAAGCTAGCGTTGGATGAAGCCAAAGTCATGTTATTCCACACCGTGTTATTGATGCGCATCTCATTCGTCTGTGCCTTCATCTTGTCCTTGCCACGGCCTTGAGAAATACTGTAAGCCAAGTCAGAGAACTCTGCGGGTGACGTGTTTGTAATCTCGTCGATCGTGTTGGGCAGGTTGTTCATGATACCCAGTCGGTGCATCTTGGACTGAGCAGTATCTTTCCACTGCGACGCCAACTTAACAGGATGTCCGTATACGCTGTTACACATAAACAAAGCCGTTGACTTGCCTGATCCTGATTTCTCGTGAATCAAGTTAATGATCGCACCGCTCATGCCGGTGAACTTCAGCAAGGGCGAACCAAACGCAGTCAATGCGGCAAACGCATGGGGTTCAAGACCGGGTCGGCCGTACATATTAAATACTTGCTTCCACTTCTCAAATGTACCTTTGGGGTGAATGTGCTCCACGATACCCCGTGTGGCAATGGAGGGCGGGCTATAAAACACGCCGTCTTTGGTAATCTCACGCTCGCCAATGATGAACTTGCTGTCATTATCAGCCCAACCAAATTGTGTTCTCATAATATCTGCTCTTCTTTCTACTTGCATGTTCTTAATAAATGTCATCATGTAGATGTACATTTGGTCTAATTGCTTGGTAAACAAGACCACACCGTAGTGCGCCAATGTTTTTCTGAGTTCTTCCTTAACCGTGATTGAGGTTAGGGGAACCACAAACTCTTTTACTCCATCCCTCGGTAGGTGCAGTTTGATGAGTGCAACTTCGCCAGCATCAGGATCAACCAGTCGCTTTAATACGTACAAGTCATGCTCGTACACTTGGACGACTTCATCCTCTTCGTCATCGCCTCGGCGATAGATGCCACCGTTCTTACCACGGAAAAATGGGAATGGGTACTCCGGTATGTTGTGCGTCTCTACGATACCTTCTTCGGTTTCAACTTCGATGGTATTGTCTTCGTCATCAGCTTCAGCAATCTCTTCGCCCAATACAATAGGCGACTTAATCTTTCCACGGTGTGTGCATCCATCACAAAATCCTTTGTTGTTCTTTTCAAATGTTAGGCAATGATGCGGGGCTCCGGTAGCGACCAAGTTGTCGGCTTTGCGTTCAGTTTCCCGTTTATCATAATCAGGGTGATTCTTCGATATCTTGTGGATAGCGGTGTCTCTGTCTACGCAGAAAGCAGCAATCGATAACGCGCTGCGCCAAAGGTTATATTCAATCGTGTCTTGGTTTTGGAAGCAGTGCAGTAACTGTGCACAGCCTTTACCCTCAACCGACTTCATCATGATTGTCTTGAACCGTTTGACTCGATTCGATACCAACTGGCTCATCAGGGGGCTCAAGCCCTTGGGGATAAAATCAGGTGGCAGTTCTTTAGGCTCGGGTGCGCCGAGTAGTTCTTTTATCTGAGCGTAGGGAATACGTTCAGAAACTTCGTTGATTACTCTTACTTCAACAGGTGTATCGCCTTTGAAGTTAAAAGTCCCGGGTATCCTCAGTACTCGTGATGCTTCAAAAACAGCAGGGTCAACTATGAATTCATTCTCTTTGCACAACTCATGAAGCCTGTCGGCCAATGGCTCCCACTCACGACGCTCAATTGTTTCTTCTAGTAGCCAATAGGCATGGATGCCGTAGCCTGAATCAACAATGACCGGTGCGGGTAACTTAACAGTTTTGCAAAACTCTTTGAACTTCTTCAACCCCTCTGCTTGGGTGCGGTAGCCCTTGCCTTCAGCCGCTTTAGCTTCACCACAATCGACGTCAATCCACAATGCCCTAAAGTATTTAGCGTTGGCATGGGTGCGGTTGTTTTGCTCCCCATACTTGGCACAACCATAAAAAGCATTGACGTTGTTCTTGACGAATTCTTGGGCTATTGCTTCGACTTCAGCACGTGTATCGCAAAAGCGTTGGTCTGGGAACTTGCCCAAACCGAACACGCAGTACCTACCCTCTGCTGGTAGAACAGCATTCAGTAGATCGAACATGTTTACTTCCGTTTCTTGTGCTGACGCATGAACGTGGCAATCGACTCTTCGTATTTCTTAGCAGGGATTGTTAAACCCCAAAACCAATTGTAAATCGTGGCACGACTCACACCTAGATCATTAGAAACATGATTAACCGATATGTCCCGTTCAATACATAGACGGCCAAGGGCTACACCCAACGAATCACCCGCTACTTTATTCGCTTCAATTAAACGTTGACTGTAGCCGTAGCTCATAATTACTCCTCACTCCATGCTTTAAGAACATCGTCCAAGTCTTTCTTGGGCGCAACTGTTGGGGCTTCTGCCTTGGGTCGTTTGACTGGCTCCTCCACCACTTCGGATTTGGGCTCAGCTTTGACTTCGGGTTTAGCCAAAGGTTTCATACCACTTGCCTGTGCTTCGTATGGCGTCATGATGACCATTTTCTGCACTTCGGGTTTAGCGGCGGCCTTACTTGTGACTGCGTGAATATCTTTAGTGATATAGCGCATAGGCGTGAACAAAATAGATTGATTGTCGTTGTTCTCATTGAAGCTCAACGAGGTGACAATGTGCTCGATGCTCTTGCCGTTGTTTGCCAAATGTTTTGTGTAGTCTTCAAAAACAAACTTGTTGTCTCCGACGCTCTCGCCAAACAAAGACTTGGATGCCAAGTTCATCTGATAGACTCGGCCTTCTAGTGAAGTACCAAAGTCTTCTTCAAGAACCACTGCGATACGGCGTGTGTATCTGCAAGCCTTGGATGTGCCTTGACCTGAACCTTTGATGTTGTTGGGGCAAGAATCGCAACGCTCAGATTGTGGATTGGTTGAACCTTTGTCGGGTGTTTGACCGTCGTTGGAAAAGCAGTCGGGAGATGTTGGCTCTGACTCAGGATTCCATGCTTTCGCATAGAAAATACGTCCCACTTTTGGTGAAGCGTTGATAATCACAACTTCCAAATCGCCTTTAACTTTGCCTTGCTCATCGGTGCCGAGCATCTTACGGAAGATTCCGTTCTTAGGCACAATGCGGGGGACGCCGGATTTACCGGCCAAGTTTTTGGTTAACTCACTGACTGGTGCAGATTGCAGAAAGTCGGGTAAGTCTTGGTTAAATAATGCTACGTTACTCATTTCATTCTTCCTTTTTACGTCTAACAACCACGGTAAACTGATTCTCAACATTCAACCCTTCGGGATAAACATCAGGATTCTCTTGTAGAAACTCTTTCATATGCGTTTGCTGAATTCGTTTCTCCAATAGGCCATACGCACCATGTTCTTTGATGAACCGATACATAGAATCCCAGTCATTCGTCCAGTACCGTGACTTAACCGAACGAATAACAGTGCCGTGACTTGTGCCAAGTGTGTTGGTGTTTAGGTCTTTGCAAAGATCAAGCAGTGCTTGCTCGATCAGATCCATCTGTGCTTGGATCTCTTTATCTTTCTCTTCCCACTCCCGCTTGATAACAGAACGTGCATCACGCATCTTGATATACGCTTGTGCAAGTTTGTCAACATCAACGGGGGGTCTTTCCTCCTGAACAGTATCGTCCATAATTTAGTTCCTTTCTTTGTTATGGTCTTGATATTATATGTCTTGATTAGACATTGTCAAGTCTTCTTGTAAAATTTCTTCTTTATAAAGATCAATTATTTTGGAGTGGTCGGTGATCTTGTTGCGCAACATTTGATAGAGCTTGGTTTCAACAGCGCTACCTCTTACATGTACGATCGTCATCGGATTCTTCTGTCCGGGTCTATCGATCCTTGCGTTTGCTTGAAGATACGTTTCAACACTCGTGCATGGAGCATACCATATGATTGTGTTTGCGGCAGTTAAGGTTAAACCATGAGATGCGGCTTGTGGCTGAATGACAAGTACCTTTGGCTCTGCATTGCTTTGGAACTCTCTGACAATCTCTGCACGTCTATTGGCGCTCACGTTGCCATTAATAATATCGTTCGTAATACCTTGCTTAGTTAGGTATTTGGTTAACAAATCAATCGTATGATTGAACGGCACAAAGATCAAAACCTTGTGGCTCGACTCGTCAATCACTTCCTTAACCACTTTCATCCGACTCGATACGTCAAAGTCAACCACCTCTCCAGTGTCCGTGTACACTGAACCGCATGAAATCTGCAGTAATTTAGTCAACATTGATGCGGCATTGACGGCACTGACTTCTTCACCGGCTGCTTCGATAAGCATCTGACTCTTTAGTTTCTTGTAGTACACCGACTGCTGCGGCGTAAGTGGTGCATCTCGATCAATATATGTAAGTGGTGGGAGATCCAGACATTGAGCTTTCTCAAACCTGATGGCGGGCTGAAGAATTTGGTGCACAACCTTGTCGGCAGTCGGTCTAGGTATCCACCGGAATTCACTGACCTTCACCATGACTGTATCTTTGAACTGACCAAAGAACATCGGTACACCCTTGGGGTTCACGAGCTTTGCCAATCCGTAAGCATCCGCAGGGCTTTGGGCGGCTGGCGTTCCTGTCAACATCCACAAGCCAAACACATGTTTACCCAAATCCCTCATCGCTTTCCATCGTTTGGTCTGTGCATTCTTATAGGCTGACGCTTCGTCAACCACGATCAAATCAAACTCACCTTGAATGATCTCATTCTTAACAATCTCAACGCCATCAAAGTTGATGATGACATACTCAGCACCACCAAGAATAATCTCTTTGCGTTTGCTCGCACTTCCATGCGCAACGCTGACCCTGCGGTGTATGGCAAACTTAAACAAGTCTTCTTGCCATGCGGCCTTCATCACCGAGAGTGGACAAACAATCAAGACCCGCTTCAAGATACCCCGTGTCATGAGGTAGTCGGTTGCCCAAATAACTGACGCAGTCTTGCCCGTGCCTTGCTCGTTAAAGCAGAACGCCTTTCGGTGCTTGGTCAAGAAATCTGCAGTCTGAACTTGATGGGCGAACGGAGTGTACCCGTGTGGCCTTGGCCATTTGTAAGTATCAAGACTCATTTTTTCTTGGGTTTATTAACTTTGACCGTGTGGTCGCTATTCCTACTGAAAGATCTGTTAGCACTGGGGGCCTTCAACTTTAAGTTCGATGGAGCATTTGTACCACCTTTGGATAAAGGGATGGTGTGGTCGATGTCCTTACCCTTGCGGTCGATGCCCTTCTTGTCCATCTCATTGCGAGCACGCTGACGATCCATGCGATCCTCATGCTCACCACGGGCTTTCTGTTG